GAAGATGTTTTCTGAGAAAAAAATGAAGAGCGGCGGGGTGTCTCTTGCTGTCGGTCGCGGTGAAAAGTTGCCTGTTGAGAAGGGTGCCGGGCTTACAGCAAAGGGCCGGGCGAAATACAATGCGGCAACGGGCAGCAACCTGAGGGCACCACAGCCTCAAGGCGGCGCACGCAAGGATTCATTTTGCGCCAGGATGTCGGGCATGCCTGGGCCGATGAAAGACGAAAAGGGCAAGCCAACACGCAAGGCGGCGGCCTTAAACAGATGGAAGTGCTGATATGGCCTACTCGGGAACTGTCGGAACAACTGTCATCCAAGTCCAGACCCTGATTGATCACGGGGCGCGTCGCTGCGGAAAATTGGCCGAGGAGTTGACCTCTGAGCAGCTTCTGAGTGCCAGGGAGTCGCTGTACTTCCTGCTGTCGAACCTGATCAACATCGGCATCCAGTATTGGGCCATCGACAAGAAGGTTTACGGCCTCCAGGCCAACAATTACGTCTACAAGCTGCCCCTGGGTGGCAATGACGTTCTCCAGGCCCTGTATCGCAGGATGAACCGCCCCACCCCGAACAGCACCGGGGGATATGCCTCAAGTGCCGGTGGCATTGTCGGGAACGCTTTTGACAGCAACATCGACACGTCCTGCACTCAGACATCGGCAAACGGCAACATCTCGGTAGATTACGGCACCAACAACCCGGTCTATGTGGGCTCCATCGGCGTCTTGCCGGGCGTTTCTGGCTCCTTCAACGCGGTTTTCGAGTATTCGGCTGACGGGATCACTTGGAGCACCCTGCTTGCGCCTGGGGTGACTGCCTGGGTCAACAATGAATGGCTTTGGTACGACATTGAGGCCGGCCAGACGGTGCAGTTCTATCGAATCCGCGAGACTAGCGGCAACACGCTGTCCCTGCGAGAGCTTTATTTCGGCAACAACTCGACCGAAATCACGATGGCCCGCCTGAACCGGGACGACTACACCAACCTGCCCAACAAGAACTTCACGGCCAATCAGCCCTTCCAATACTGGTTCAACCGGACGATCCCGCAGTCGGAGATCTACCTGTGGCCAGTGCCGTCTGACCCCTTCGTGCAGATGACGGTCTGGTACTCGCGCCAGATCATGGACGTTGGCGATCTGTACGGCGAGCTTGAGGTGCCGCAGCGGTGGTTTGAGGCGGTCGTCTTCATGCTGGCTCACCGGATGAGCCTAGAGTTGCCTGGGGTCGATGTGGCCCGCATCCAGTACCTTGAGGGGCAGGCCGACAAGTACCTGGGTCTGGCAGAGGCCGAAGAGCGCGACAAGAGCCCCGTGTATTTTGCTCCAAATATTTCTCCGTACACCCGATGAACGCACAGGTCTATTGGATTCGCGCACAACATCACTCCGACATTACGTCTGAGGGATATGTTGGGGTGTCCAAAAATGCCAGCAAGCGTTGGCTGTACGGCCACAACTGGGCGCATCGCAAGGGCAGGCACGAAAACCCTCGGCTTGCAAATGCAATCTCCAAGTATGGGTGGGACAACCTGATAAAGACGGTCGTCGTAATTTCTGATGCGGATTATTGCTACGAACTTGAGGCGAAGTTGCGCTCTAGCAAAGAGATTGGTTGGAATTTAGCCATTGGTGGTGGCAAGCCTCCAATCACTAGGCCTCGCGGTGCCGATTACGTCAGCCCACTAAAGGGTGTTTCTCGCCCAACTCCTTGGTTGATTGGAAAACCTTCTGGAACCGCTGGAAAACCAGTTTCTGAAGAAACACGAGCCAAGTTATCTGCCCGGAAAAAAGGCACAAAACAGACGCCTGAACAGATTGCCAAGCGGGTTGCCTCTCGTCGCGCCACGCTTGCAGCGCAAGGGAGGACTGTTTAATGCCGATCTTCCTCGACACCCTCGGTTACTCTGACATCGCAATCGCAGTGTGCGACCGATGCAAGATGAAGCGCCCGCACGCGGTGATGCGCAGCGACCCCAACTTTCCTGGCTTGCGAGTCTGCGACCAGGGCTGCGCCGACAACTTTGACCCCTATCGTCTGCCCGCTCGCAAAACCGAAAGGATAACGATTCGGTTTCCAAGGCCAGACGTTTCGGTTGCTGTTGATCCAAACAATTTGATGGCAGGCACGCCTTACGGCGGGTTGGTGCTTTCCACAGAGGGCAATACCGAGACGCCAGAAAATAACGGCAACCTTGACGGACTTGAAGTCCAGCCCTGAAATGCCAAACGTAACCATAACTCAATTGCCTGCTGCCGGCCCGATTACGGGTACGGAGTCGGTGCCGATTGTTCAAAACGGGCAGACGGTTCGCACGACTACTGCCGCCTTGGCTGGATCTCCGGTTCAGACGCAGACGTTCCTGACGCTCAATCAGGAGCCGACCCTGATCAACAGTCGGGCGCTTGCCGGTGGCACCGGCATCGGCCTGCTCGACGGGGGTGCGCTTTCGACCCTCCAAATCACGCTCAATGGCACCTCTGGGGCCTTGGAGGGTGCTGGTACAGGGATCATTGTAAAAACCGGTTCTGGGGCCGTTTCTGCCCGTTCTGTGGCGGTTTCTGGCACCGGGCTTGCCATCTCTGACGGCTCCGGTGTTTCTGGAAACCCGACGATTTCTCTGAATGGCCTGATTTCGGCCATCGCCCAGGTTGGTGGGACGGGTCTTTTGGCCTTTCAGAACGGGGCCACAGCAGGCGGGGTGCTGATCGCCGGAACCGCAAGTCAGATCAGTGTGGCCAACGGGAACGGTCAGGGTGGCAATCCGACCATCTCAATGGTGTCAGATCCGGTCATTCCTGGCACGGGCGGCATGGTCATCCCGGTCGGCACGGCTGTGCAGGAGCCGGTTGGAGCCCCAGGACAGTTCCGGTTCAACAGCACCACGCAGACTTTTGACGGTTATGCGGCCGGGCAGTGGAGGCAGTTTTCTCAAGCCGGTGGCGTGACAACATTCAGCGCAGGATCTACGGGCCTGACTCCGTCTGCCGCAACGACCGGGGCCATCACCCTTGGTGGAACGCTCAATGTCTCCAGCGGTGGTTCTGGCGCCACCACGCTGACCGGGTATCTCATCGGCAACGGCACGAGTGCGTTCACCGCAGTTGCGACGATTCCCAACTCCGGGTTGACCAACAGCAGCGTGACCTACAACGGCGTCACGGTGGCCTTGGGGGCGTCTGGCACGATCACTGCTGCCAATCCCAACGCTTTGACCATAGGAACTGGTCTGAGCGGGGGGAGTTACGACGGGTCAAGCGCAGTGACGATTGCCATCGACTCGACCGTCGTCACGCTCAATGGCACGCAGACCCTGACCAACAAGACGATCAGCGGAGCAAGCAACACGCTGTCGAACATTGCCAATTCAAGCCTGACCAACAGCAGCATCACGGTCAACGGAAGCACCATTGCGCTGGGTGGATCTGCCACCATCACGGCCAGCACGACCAACGCGCTGACCATTGGAACAGGATTGATAGGTACTTCGTTCAACGGCGGTTCTGCGGTCACCATTGCAATTGACTCGACCGTGGCCACGCTGACGGGCTCGCAGACGCTGACGAATAAGTCGATCAGCGGGGCAACCAACACGCTGACCAACATCCCGAACGCTGCGCTGACGAACTCTTCGCTGACCATTGGGACGACCGCCATCAGCCTGGGCGCGACCAGCTTGACCTTGGCCGGCTTGACATCCGTCACGGTCACGCAAGACCCCACATCGGCCCTGCAACTGGCCACCAAGCAGTATGTTGACTCTGTGGCAGAGGGTCTTCACGTTCACGCATCATGCGCCGCAGCAACGCCAAACACTTTGGCCTCGCTGACTGGCGGCACGGTGACCTACAACAACGGCACCGCTGGTGTTGGTGCAACGTTGACTTTGTCGGTGGCTCTGACAATTTTGGATGGCTACACGCTGCAAAACGGCGACCGTGTGCTGGTCAAGAACGAGGCAACTCAAGCCAACAACGGCATCTATACCTGGGCAACTGGTGGAACGGTTCTGACTCGAGCGACCGACTTTGACACTGCAATTGAGATTGCAAGTGGCGACTTCACGTTCATCTCAAACGGCACCTTGTATGGCGACACCGGATGGGTGCAGATTGAGCCTGTAACGACAATCGGCACTGACCCGATTGTGTGGCAGCAGTTCTCAGGGGCGGGCACTTACACCGCAGGCACTGGCCTGACGTTGACCGGATCTCAGTTCAGCATCACCAACACAGCGGTGACTGCTGCATCCTATGGGAGCGCCAGTTCGGTTGCTACGTTCACCGTCAATGCTCAGGGTCAACTGACAGCGGCGGCCACCACCGCAATTGCAATTGATGCGAGTCAGGTCATTTCCGGAATAGTCAACACCGCACGAATCAGCGGCTCCTACACTGGCATCACTGGGGTCGGAACGCTGACCGCAGGAACGTGGAACGCCTCGGCGATTTCCGACACCTATCTCGCAACCATCTCGACGGCTGGCAAGGTGTCCAACAGCGCCACAACGGCCACGAACGCAAACACGGCCAACGCGATTGTTGCGAGGGATTCTTCGGGCAACTTCAGCGCCGGGACCATCACTGCCGCTTTGAGCGGTAATGCAAGCACCGCCACTACGGCCACAAACGCGACCAACACCGCCATCACGGCCAATTCGACCAACGCAACGAATTTCCTGACGTTTGTGTCTGCCACCAGCGGAAACTTGCCACAATTGGTCAACTCGTCGATAACCTGCAACCCCAGCACGGGCCAGATCACTGGTGGTGTTGCTGGTGGCTCTTTCTAAGGAATCATCATGGCCCAGACCGGCTTTACTCCCATCCTCACCTACGCATCTGGCACTGCGTCCAACGTGCCATTAGCCGCGAATCTGACCAGCAGCGCATCGGGCGCTGAACTGGCGCTGAACTACGCGGATGGAAAACTGTATTTCAAGAACAGTTCCGGTGTGGTGACGTTGCTGGCTTCTGCCGCAGGTGCGTCTGGTGATGTGGTTGGGCCTGCATCTGCGACCGACAACGCTCTGGCGCGTTTTGATCTCACCACGGGCAAACTGATTCAGAACTCCGTTGGCATCTTGAGCGATGCAGGCATTCTGACTGGCCTGACGGGTCTGACATCTTCTGGCAACGTCACTTTTTCTGCGCTGACTTCCACCCGCGTGCCTTACGCCAGCACTGGCGGCCTGCTGGTAGATTCAGCCAACATGACCTTCAACGGCACCCGCCTGACGGTTGCTGACCTTGCTGACTCGGGCTTGACTGCTGGGCGGGTAGTTTATGTTGGCTCAGGCAGTGCGCTGGTGGACTCTGCTGCGCTGACGTTCGATGGGACGCTCCTCGCAACAACTGGCAACATATCTCTGGGCGCGGGAAGTAACCTCACTTGGGGCGGCGCATACGGGGCCGGAATCCCAACTATTGCAGGTAGCAGCGGAGCTTTGCTGTTTTACCCCAATGGCTCCACATCTGGCGAGTCAATGCGCCTCAACTCCTCCGGCAACCTCGGCCTGGGGGTGACGCCGAGTGCTACAAGCGTAACTGGTTATAGAGCTTTGGAAATTGGCGCGGTTGGATCGGGTTTTCTGGGAGGCGCTAACGACCTGAACGCAACAGTAAACGCCTATTACAACACAGGTCTTGGCGGTTGGATTCGCGCAAATACGTCGGCCCCTGCGCGGTATCAACTTGCATCTGGTGCCCATGTGTTTTACACGGCGGCTGCTGGAACAACGGGGACATCCTTTTCCTTCACCCAGGCAATGACGCTGGATGCTTCCGGCAACCTCGGCCTAGGGGTGACGCCGAGTGCTTGGGGTGGATCGTATGGTGCAATTGAGACTACAGGCGCTGGGTTGTGGTCAATCAACAGTGGCAACTTGGATTTCATCCAGAACGGCTTTTACAACGGTACAAATTATCGCTATCGCAACACCAATCTAGCATCTAGGTACAACCAGAATGCCGGAGTTCATTCGTGGTTCACCGCCGCCTCTGGCACCGCAGGTAACGCCATCAGCTTTACTCAGGCGATGACGCTGGATGCGAGTGGGAATTTGGGTATAGGGACTACATCGCCGGGATTTAGGCTGGACGTTAACGGTGTTGGCAACTTCCAAGGAGTTCGGGTAGGAGCTAACGGCGACACGATTAACGGGTCTTTGGGTCTATTGGCCTTTCAAACGAGTGGCACCGAACGCGCCCGCATCACGAGCGGGGGTGCATTTTTGGTGGGGACGACGAACACCAATGAAACTCAGACAAACGGTTTTATTGTTTTGGGTTCTACTCTTGGTTATGTGGCCACTTCAATGTCCGCCAGCACCAACTCAACGTCTACCTATCACGTTTTTTCAACGGGGGCGAATGCGTACAGATTCTATGTTGGGTTGGGCGGAACGGTTTATGCAACAAGCACCACCATCAGCGCCATTTCTGACCAGCGCCTTAAAGAAAACGTGCAAGACCTTGATGCTGGCCTTGACAAGATCATGGCGCTCAAGCCGCGCAAGTTTGATTGGAAGGCGGGCAAGGGCAAAGACATCAAAGGCGACCGTGGCTGGATTGCTCAAGAATTTGAACAGGTATTCCCTGACCTGATTGATGAGTGGAAAGACCCCGCTCCAGAGGGCGAAGAGCCATACAAGTCGGTTCGTGCTGATCTGATCCCTGTGCTGGTCAAAGCCATCCAAGAGCAGCAAGCTCTTATCACCTCCCTGACCGCCCGTATCGCGGCGCTTGAAGCCAAGTAAAGGACTCACCATGACCACTATCACCTGGACAATCACTGCTATGGACTGCTACCCGCAAGAGGGCGGCAACACCGATGTCGTCTTCAACGTCCACTGGACATGCTCTGGCACTGACGGCACATACAGCGCCTCTGTGTAC